GTGCGGAACGGATCTACCGGCGGCAGTCCTCGCGGCTGCAACGTCCGGCGGATCCGACTCGCCGAATCAGGCTCTGACCGAGCTCGGTTCCCACCTCATCGAGGATGCGGGGGAGACGGGCGCCGGCACGGAGCTCATTCTCGCTTCGACCGCGGCTTTGCCGAGCATCGCTGGCGCATCGTCCGTCATGGACGCGGCCCGCGCTGTGCTCAGTGATCCTGCTGTCCAAGCGGCTTTACGTGCTTCGGCTGTCGCTGCCTTCATCGCGTTCGCGCGTTGGTGGGCGACGACGTCGCAGCCGCTCCCCCCTGCGGCTCGTCTGCGCGCTCAGGGCAACACGTGACGGGCGGCTGGGGGAGTAGCACTCCCCCAGCCTTCCACCTAAACAACCTGGGGAATGAAAGAAGAGGGTAAAGAATGGATCAGGGAATGGGCACAAATGTGAAGGACGCGCCGCCGGCTGCCACTGGCGTGCCGACTGATTTCGTGGAGATGATACTCCGCGAAACCGCTCAGGATCTCACCGCCGTGTTCGACGGCGTGGGGGCTGGGTACAGGATCTACAAGCGGATCCGCGCCGTCTTCCAGGGTGCGTCGACAAACCGAGCGGCTGCTACGCCGCGCGGGATGGTGACCATGGCCAGGAAGGGGGCGTGATGCTGCAGACCATCAACGTAGGCCGGAGAGTCGACCGTGACGATACGCTCGCCGTCTTCGAAGTCGATGACTCCTATGCCATCAAGTCGTGCGCTCGGCTCGCCGCTGCGTACAACCCGTGGATGCACTTGCCCTCGGAACACTCGTTCTTGGCAACGTCCCCGGACCAGGACGCACAGAAGCGGCTGAGTGAGCTGGACGCGATCACGCGCGACCCGCAGTTCTGGCCTCGTGGCACGGTGTGGGTCACCGAAGCCGCTGAGAACCGGACCGCCGAGCTTGCCAGCTGGATCGACGTGTTCACCGGACTGACCACCATGTCCGTGGGGGCAATGTGGCTGGACCGGAGACGCCCGCTCAGCGAGCTCTCACGCACGCACCCCCTGTCCATGGCGCTCGCGGATGTGAGCGGAATGGTCAGAACGGGTGATCTCAGCCCGCGCTGGGCGACAAATCCCCTCGACGAGAGGGTCACGCGAGCTCTTCTGTTGCTCGGCTACGAACGCATCGTCGCCAGTAAGTTCCTGGCGGCCGTGCGCGAATCGGAGGAAGGGTCAGCGCTCAAGTCGAAGATCTCCCTCCTCGAGCGAGCAGCCCGCTTCACCATCTTGGTTTCTACCATCCAGTTCTGTCTGCGCTTGTCAAGGCTGACGCCTTGGCTCGAGCTCAGCCAGACCGTGGACACGCAGTTCCAGCTCTCCAGGATCGTGTCGGCGCCGGCGTTGACGTGGTTCAACTCCGAGGTCTCGGCGCTGCTCGCAGTGCCGGAGCTTCCTTGGACGAGCCCGACGCGTAGGCTGCGCCGGCTCAGGAAAGCCAGCACCGTCTGGGGTCCGTCTGTCGACGCCTTGGGGGTCGGTCGGCTCGACGGCATCCCCGAGATGGGTGAGCGGGAGTCGTACGCACGCATCGGAGGCGGCAACCCGACTTGGGGTAGCCCGACGGAGCTGTTCGAAACGCTGTCCGACATCGTTCGGACCGCGCGTCTCGAGATGCAGCAGCTCGAGACGGACGGCAGGATGGGCGCATGCCTGGGCCTGTTGAACGCCGCACCCGCCGGCGCGGCGATCAACATCCCGCTCTGGGGTGACGATCTGCACCCGTGGTACGCGGATGGACTCACGTGCAGCCGCGACATCGACTTCTTCTCGATTCCGTTCCAGTCCGTGTACCCGGTCGACGCTTACGGCGCCGCCCGGACGCGTTGGATCGGCGAACCCGCGTTGAAGTGGGTCACGCCGGGTAACGGTTCCGGAACGGTTACGCTGCGGGTAGAGCCGGAACAGCCGGAGTACTCCGCCAACTACGTCAACATGGTCGTGGACCCTCGTCAGATCGCGAGCTTCCCTCGCGACTTCCAGGGAGAACCGGACGCTGAGATCGTGCCGCACACGCCGGCCGATTTCGCGGAGATGTTCTCCCTCTCGCTGCCTGAGCTGGAGGGACGCGTCCAAGCCAACTCCGCTTGGGGCGTTCTCTTCAGCATGCAGGCAGGTACACTCGTACCCACGCTCGAGTCTCCCTGGTACATGTCGAGTCGCACTCGTCGCACGTGGCTTGCCCCGTTCATCACGGAACAGGCTCCTGCGACCGCTGTCCTCGGCATCCATCGCGGTGTGCCGCCGGCGCCCACTGGGCTCAAGGACGTGGTCGACCGCGCGATCACTGTAGTCCGGCAGGCCTGGTAGTGTCATACACTGCTGTTGCCGCCGTCCCTCCCAGCATGGTTGGGAGGGCGGCGGCTCCGGTGGTGAATCCGCCTCGCTGCTCGCAGTATACGCCGAACATGTCGGCTAAGCTGAAGCTCCGAGATATGAGGTCTGCTGCGTTCGAGGACTCAACGGCTGCGGAGACCGACTGGCCGTACATTCCGGGTCCAGACGCGCTGACTGCCGCCCGCGCTGTTGCCCGTGAACTCGCTGACGGCCTGCCGGACATGCCGAGGCATCCAGGCTTAGCGGAGGTGGAGCGTGAGCACTTCGGCAAGTTCTGCGTCGAGGTAGGCGCCGTACACGGGTGGGATATACTACCAGACGGCTGGGGTAACGATGAGTCACCCGCGGCCGAACTTCAGCCATGGTTCGACGCCGCGGCAGACTTCGCACTGTCGGGTGCTGCTATGGGTGAGGCGTCATCTTACCCGCTGCTCACGAACGCTGGGCTCCCCTTTCTGACTAACGACCCGTTGGTCAAAGTATGGAGTGCGCTCGCTAGCCTGCGGGCAGGCCTGGATCATGGCGCTCTGTGGGATCTGCTCGATCGGGCGGGACGGCTATCAGGTGCCAGCGCCGGCGCTGCTGTCTTCATGTTCAACCGGACGCGCGCTACTGGTAAGACGCAGGTCGCCAGGGAGATTCTACCTGACGGATACCGCGACGCTGCTGACGTAACCGGTCTCTGCGCGGGGCGTAGAGGCGTGTATGGCGTGCCTAGCGCCATCAACATGTCGTTACAGCCCGGCGCCAACGGGCTAAAGCGTGTGCTGTTCGCTCTCCCAAACTTCGGCCACCGGGGTCCGGATGAGCTGAGCGCCAAGTTACTAGGGATGGAGCGATCCATACCCAGTTCTGTCGTCCTAGAGGATGACATCTCCGGTTTCGACCTGTCAGTCAGCCTCGCGCACCAGCTGTGCTTACACAAGGTGTACGCTCGGCTGCTCGGTACAGCATGGGCTGACATGTGGCTTGCGGTTTGCCAGCTGAGCTTGGTTGCCGGACCCGTCAGGTCTGGTTGGCTCGGCTCGCTGTACCGCCGAAAGGGTGGGGTGACTACTAGCGGCATGATCACGACCACGCTAGACGGCACCATTATCAATCTGGCCCGCGTGTTGTACTGTGTGGGAAAGCTACTGAGCGCAGGACCTAGTGCCGTGATCGCTGCCTTGCGCAGTGGAACATGGAACTGCCTGCTGTTCGGAGATGACACGCTCGTCGTGATGAACAGCCACGTCGTCGATCTAGATCGGTGGCAGACCGCGAGCCTGGAATTTGGCTTCACGTGCAAGCCCCGTTTCGGGCGTACCTTCCTCATGAAGTACCTTGGCGCGCAGGGGGGATGGTGGCCGCTGGCCGCTCGAATTCACCAGCGCACCTTAGGCGGCGAACGTCCCCCTCGGGAGCCGATCCTAGCGGCGGCGGGTGCCGTCATCCGCTGCCAACATTCTCAGTACAACCCGTTCATGGGTGCATACCAAGCCGCTTCAACACGACTCTATCGTATGAGCGGCTTGAACACGCGGGCAGACTTCACTGGCGCGTTTCAGAGTCGATTTGAGGAGCTCGGCGGTACGGCTCGCCTATCTGAGCTGCTTACGACGACCACGCGCGGCGCAGCCGCGTACCGGCTAGCGCTCACGCGCGCCATCGAGATGGGTGTGCTTCCTTCCGGCGTGGCCAGCACGCTGGGTGGAGTGCAGACACGTAGGATGCTTGCCTGGACAGCCGTCGGAGACGGGGAACCCGGGCTCTTCGAGCGCATTCAGACCGCCCTCCTGGAGGAGGGTGAGCCGGGGAAGCGCTCACGGAAACAGCTCAAACGACGGTTACTGCAGGGGACATGACATGAAGACGGACGAGGTTCTGGACGCGATCAAGACGGGCATCGAGGCTGGTGGGCGCCGCATTCTGGATCTGCGCGGCCTGCTTGGCACGAGGGACGGAGAGTACGTTTTGGTCCCGATCGGGGTGAAGGGGTCTGCACTCCTCATCGCGAAAGGGGATGACCTCGTCGCCGACGAGGTCAAGGAGGAGGAGAAGATCCCGGACGCGCCTGCAGAGCAGGCGGAAGCCGCGATCTCGCCCGCGCTCCCACTGGATGGTCTGGTGGTGAACGACATCGACGTGGTGGCGGACGCACCGCCTCCGGAGGAGTAAGTCTGTGACTCAAGCAGCTGATTCGACCAAGAACGAGGATACGACGGGGGAATACAG